GCCGTCCCCGCGCTCGTGGCCGATCCGCTCAGAGTTGCAGTGATTGTCCCGGCGGAGAAGTTGCCGCTTCCATCCCGCGCCACCACCTTGCTTGGCGTGTTGGCGTCCGTTGCATCAACCGCAAAGGTCCGGGCAGCCGAGCCATCAAACGTGCCGCCCGAGGTCAGGTAGGTTCCTGCCGTCAGAGCGTTGGCGACGAAGCCTGCCCCGCCCGTGATATTGCCTGTCACCGCCGAGCCGCTGATGGCGATGCTCGTGTTGGTGACGCTTGTGATCTGGCCCTGAGCGTTTACAGCAAAGACTGGGACATCTGCTGCCGTGCCATAGGTGTTGGCCGATACGCCCGTGTTGGCGATGTTGAAGGTATAGGACGGGGACTCATTAAGGCCCGTTCCCGCCGTGTACAGAACCGGCGCACCGAACTGGGCGAAGACAATCGCCGTGGTTCCAACCGTGACCGGCAGCGGAGTCTGCTGTACCCAGGAAGTGTTGGCGTTTGCCGTGCCCGAAGTAATCAGGAAGAAGTCGCCCTGGTTAATCTGATCAACACCAGAACCTGCGGTATCAAAGTCGGTCGCACGGGTCAGAATAAACGGAGCGCCGGGTGATGTATTGCCAACCTGCGTGACCGTGTAAACGCCGTTCTGTGCGCCGTTTGCTTGGTTCTTGACCAGAACGCGCTTACCTATATCGCCGGGGGAAACAAACGTGTACCCATCGACAACCAGAGCACCGTTTGCCGTGGCCGTCAGCGTGGCTCCAACACCTCCAGTGCCGTTGGCGTAATTGACGCTCGGCAGTGCGGTGGTCGTAGCGTAAGAGCAGGACTCATGGAAGTTGATGCCCGACGCAATCGAGTCGGCATACGCTTTGTTGACGATGTCGTTGTTACTGGTTGGCGTAGTCGAAACCGTGCCTGCCGTAATGTTCGCCGTCGTGATGTTGGCGGTCGTGATGTTGGCTGTGCTGAACTCGTTCTGGACCGTGAAGGTGCCATTCGCGTTTTGATACACCGACCGCGAGGACGGGTAGGTGACGAACACATCCTTGGTGCCGACAGCAAACGGAACCAGACTGCCCGAGTTGCTAGAAGACAGGACCGTATCGCGGGACAGCGTGGTGCCGGACGACGTGTACGTGCCAACGCCAACTTCCCAGTCGCCCGTGGCGGGATCAGAGATAGCGTAGTAGGTCGTGTTCCCGTTGCCAATCGCAGCAAAAGACTGGAAGCCAAGGGCAGCACCGGCCAGGGTAAGCGTGCCCGTGCCCGTTGTGGCGGTTGTTTCTTTAACCCGATCTCTTAGAACGAGAGCCATGTCAAATCCTTACGATGGGATTTCAGTCCAGCCGGGCGTCTGGGCGTCGTTGATATTCTGCCAATTAGCCGTCTGGGTGTCATCAATGCTGCCCCACACAAGGGCGTTTCCTATACGGACGTACAACTGAACACCAGTGACGTTGGCGCGGATGGTGGCAACGGCGGACACAGCGGCTGTAGCCGTGGCGAGTTCTGCCACGGTCCCCGTAAACACAACGGATGTGCTCTGAGAATCCGCTCCTGTAGCAGCTTCGGATACCGCTACGGCAAGGATGCGTGCCCCATCAGGCGCATCAAGCGCGGTTGCCAATTCGCTAATCGCAGCGAATATGATCTTGAGGCTAGTGGCTGAATCCGCCGCGACTGCGGATTCGCTGATTGCCCCAAGAAGTGCTGCGGTCGCTGTAGCGGCGTCAGCCGCAGCAGCTTGCTCGGCCAGTTGCGCAAGCATGGCCGCAGCCGCAGACGGCGCGTCTTGCCCAGTTGCGGTCTCTGAAGCCAGGGCCGTCAGCGCAGCGATCACTGACACCGTATCCGTGCCAGTCGCCGCCTCATCTCTCACGCCACCAAACGAAACTTCTGCATTCTGAGTCGCAGTTACTTGGGACGATTCAGAAACGGCGACGCTAAACGAATTGCCGCCTAGCGCGGCAAACGGGGCTTGGGCAAAAGTAACATCCCCAAACACCGCATGCCCTTACGCCGCGTCGAGCGAGAAGGAGTACGTCACACTGAGCGTATCGCCGCTGTCCACCGTCTTGTCACCGCCGGTGAAGTTACCCACCGAGAACAGGATGCCGGAGGTGCCAGATGCAACCGTGCAAAGCAGAGCGCCTGCGATCACCTGAGCGTTGGAGGTGATGCTGAACGATGCAGGCGAGGCCGAGTTGCTGATCACCGAAGGATCGGCCAGCGTGGCAGAACCAAAGGTCACGGCTTTGCGGGTGCCAGAGTAGTTGGTGTTTTCGTTCCAACCAGGGTTGGTCGCAAGCGTATCCGTGGCAGCGTAGGTGTTGCCCGAGCCGGGGCCGGTCACCAGACCAAGGAAGAACGCAGCGGTGTAGCCCACGGACTTGAAGTATTTCTCGTTCATGTCCTGAAGACCTTCGTTGACCACAAGGTTGTGGAACGTGTCGGTCCACTTGACCTGACCATCCGGGCCGGTGCAGACAAACGTAAACACGCCGCCTGCGGCCACACGCTCGGTGCTACCGCGATTGCCTTGAACACTGGCAGTCACGATGTCCGCCGCCTTGCTGATTTCGTTGCTCATTGCTGCTCCTTACGAGATACGGACGATGGCGTTGTTCGCATCGGGTGTGGGGAAGATGACTTCAAAAGTGTCGTTATTGGTCGTCTTGTCACTACCAAAATCCAACACCGCGACTGACTTGTTGCCTTTGGAGACGTTGTAGATCAACGCGCCACGCGCAATAAACGTTGAATTCGGCCACGACACGTTGTTAAACGAAATAAACGCCGTGGGCACGCTGCTGTTGTTGAGGCCAGATGTCGGAGACGTGGAGATAACCAACGTCTCTCCCCCGGCGGTATACCCAGTGCCCACAACTTCGTTGGACGTCGTGTACACAGTGGTGGACGGGCCGATGTTCGCCGCACCCGTATACAGCGCGATCTTGAAAGTATCGGGCGACGTGGGGCCAAAGTTGTGGACTGCCTGAAGCAGTTCAACTTTGAAACTGGTGGTAGCGGTCTGAGCAATAGCCATATTAGGTCACCTGCTGACGATACTGACCCGACCGGTAGGCGTCTTGGCGCTCCATACCGTCACCCAGACGCTTGGCCATAGCCAATGCTTCCTTGTACCGGGCTTCATAAAACGCCATCACGTCTTGCTCACCCTTCATGTACGTGTACGCCTCAACAAGCGCCCCGTACAACAGCACCGTGTCAAAGTTGTCGCCAAGCCAAGAAGTACCGGCGGTCACGATTGACTCGGGGTAGTAGAAGTAGTGCAACTCAACGTCGTAGTTGGCGTTGGGTGTGGGGCCAAGAATGAACGACAACTCGTTGGCGTCGTTCAACTGGCGCCCGAACAAGGCGTAATACTTGGGGACGCCCGTGTCGTTGGGCGTCGGGTATGCCTGCCGGATGTAGTTGACGTCCTTGTTCAGCAGGTACTCGTAAGTGCCACTGTTCAAGTTGCCGCTGGTTACATCCGTGATGACCGCCATCGAGTACACCGCGAGGAAGTCACCGGGGCACGCGAGGTACTTGTTACCGCTCGTGGCGCTGCCAGTGACGTTCTTGCGCAGGGAAGGGAACTGAACCGTGTTGTAGATGCGCTGCTCAGCCTGCCGGATGAACCGGTTGATCTGTTCAGTCGTGGTGTCCTGTGACCCGTCAGACAGGTCAAAGGCCGGAAAATTATTTTCCGAATACGACTGGAGCGCGTCGAACAACTCTTGGTAGTTCATGTTCAGGCCATCGGACCACGAGCCATCGTGCCTTTGGTAGCGCAGCCAGTTCCACGGATTTTGATACCCGTGGTCTTGGGAGCGGGGTCATACCCGTCGCGGTTGATGTTGCCCACTGACATCCGAACAGAGTTGGCAGCGGTGGGTTCCTTGCGGTACCCGTTGGCCAGTTCGGCTTCCGTAAGCGCCTTGCCGTGCATCGTGTGCGGCTGAGCGTAGACGTCGGCTTGGCCAACCTCCTTGCCGCCCACCTTCTTGCTGAACTTGGCCATGATCAGGCCCCCTTCTTGTAGGTGAAGGACGACTTCTTCTGGTTGGCGACCTTGGCCAGATTGCGACCCATTGCCTTCATCTGGGCATTGGTTTTGCCACCCTTGGCCAGCTTCGTCAGAGGCTGGCCTTTATGCTTGGCCTTCTCATGCTTGTGCACGGCGCCTGCGACCATCTTTTTGTCTTGCGCCAAATCTTTCTTGTCCATTTCCGACTCCTTACGTCGTGGTTACCGTTACTGTACCAATTTGGGCTTGCAAAACCAAGTTATTTGGGGTCAGCGCCGTATCAAAGCCCCGTGCCCCACCCACTGGATTCCAGCCCCACTGAATGACTCGACTACCGCCTTCGGGAGTACCCGTTTGATTCTGGGCAATACCCACGGTATCAACCGTCTGCAAACCGTTCAAACCTGACAGGTAGTAGCTCACGTCCGGGCGCGGCTCACGTACAGCCTGCGGGTCGTACACCGGGTACATGCCAAGTTGCAACTGAGGCTGATCGGGTTCCCAGCATTCCGGGCAAACCTTGATACTGACCATCTTGGTCTTGATGGTCAGCTTCTTCAGTTGCTTAAGCATGAACCGCTGAGCGCAGCGATCACACTCCGCAATCGTGTACTTGGCTGATGCGTATTTAGGCCCGGCCATGATCAGGAATAGTACAGGGAGCGGGGAACGAACCGGTCGCTGGCCTTGTCGCGGTCTTCTTCAGCGGCCAACTGCCACTGTTGTTCGTACTCAGCCTTCAATGCTGCAATTCGATTGGGGTCCATGTCTGGCAGCTTCATGGACATCTTGTACGCAAGACCTGCCACCATGCACTCCAACAGGCGGAACGGAATGTCTTGCGTCCTGACACCGGTGCCGGTGTCCTGAATGCGCCGCATGCGCCAGTACACGAACATGTAGTACGGATCACCAACAGACCCTTGGTTCGGCACTGGCCAAATGTTGACTGACGGAGGCCGCGATACAGAAACAGCGGCCCCGATGTTGTGCGTTGCGGCAATCGTGTTCTGTTGACCACGCCCGCAGTAGCTCAGGTACCCGGCGGTAGAACTGGGGCTCGGCTGCACCAATGTGCTGTAGCTGATCAGTTCGCTGCCAAGTTTGATGAAGCCCGCTGCGGCCAACTGGGTCACGTCATTCAGATAGATCGTGGTATCCGTGGGCTGCACGTTTTGCGTGGCCACTTGCGCGGTGGTCGCGTTATCTTCGCCGGTCTGGCGATTGATCCAGACCTGAATGGGGCGCCCCTGGGCGTACTTGTTGGGGATCGTGGAGTACGTGGACTCGCTGATCCGGTTGATGTTGATGTCGATCTGCGTGGTACCAGCGCCCGCGTTCGTGCGCGTGACCTGATCCAACAGATCAATCGTGTCGTTGGGCAGCGCGTAGATGACCTGATTGGGGTACAGAGGAATCTGCCCTTCCTCAATCGTCCACAGATTGATACCCCGATTGGCCCACTCGATAGTCAGCAGGTTGAGGCTGCGCCGCGCCGTACGGAAGTTATAGCCCGTGCGCAGTTCCTGCCCGCAACGCTCAAACGCCTCTTCGATGAGGTCGTTGACATCGAGGTTGAAAAGGGTGGTACCAGTGGTGGTCATCTAAACCTCGCGGTTTTCTTGGCGATGCCCTTGGGCTGCTTCACGAACTGCTTGCCGGAGGCTTTGCCTGCTCGTTTTGCTCGGGTTGTGGCGGCGTATTCTTGGGAGGAAAGACTTTTGATCGCAGCCTCTGGAAGATACCTCTCACCCGTGTCAGAAGATCGTTTACCACTTTTCGTCCTCCACTTCTGGGCGGTCCAGTCCTTCAATGACTGCTGCGACTTTTTAGTCACGGTAACCGCCACCCTTACTCTTGTACTGCTTGGCCAGTAGCTGTGCTTTTCTCGCGCTCCACTGACCTGCCGCCGTGCCTTGGGTAGCCTGCCCCTTGATCTTCTCAAAGAGCGACTTGCGCATACCGGGCTTGGTGTAGTTTCCGGCCTCATTGACCTTGGACTTCACCGCGCCACCCTCAGCGTACTGATCAAAGTCAGTATCGTCCCGGCGAGCTTTGCGCTTGGCACCCGGCATTTTGCTGGGGTTGATGGCCCCCATGCCACGCGACGCCATCATGGCTACACCATCACAACCATCTTGCCTTTGGTCTTGCCACGAACGGCGCAACCATCAGCACGGGTTGAAACAGTACCACCCTTGCGCATTGGAGCGCCCTCGGGGTCCCGAGGAGGCTCCTTCATATCCCCGCCAAATCTTTTAAGCATTTCGGCGCGGAAAGGACGCGAAGGGGGGCTCTCTTTTGCAGGTCGCTTTGGCTCGGGCTTGGCCTTGGGAACAGGCTCAAGCACAGCCATGCGAACGGCCTCTTCAGCGGGAGGCAGCTTGCCCGTGGCCATTTCAGCAGGCCTTTCCGCCGCGCTTCATGCCCTTGCCGCCAGCCATCTTGATCTGCGTGCCCTTGGTCTTACCCTTGATTGCAACGCCATCACGGCTAGGAGCAGCAGTCTTGACAGCGCCCATCTTGGAGGGAGCAACACCACCACCGGCCATTTTCTTCGTCTTCATTTCGGACTCCTTGTTAGGAAATTTGCGGCCCTTGTCGGCCTTCATGAATTCAGCCCCAACGGATTGGGGCACACCCGCTTTCTTGGCGAACTTGGGGTTGTTGGCCACCGCCGCCATGAACCTATGCTGTTTCCCGCTTGTGCTTGGCATGTCAACAATTCCACGCCCGCAGGCTTTTGTTAATCCTCGAATTCGGATCGCTTGCGGTTTTTGAGCTCGTCAACTTCTTTTTCATGCCTTTCATACGGGCGCAAAAAGAGTCGCGGCGTGGCCCGCCCTCCGGCTGGGGAGCCTTCAGCCCAGGCTTCCCTGGATTCGCGGCGTTGTAGGAGGCTCGCCCCTTGGCGTTCAAGCCGCCCTTGGGGTTCTTGCCTTCTTTCCGCTGCCATGCTGGGGACTTAGCCATAGAACACCACAGCAGTTGTGCCGGTGCCCGCAAGTGTTACGTGGATGTTGGTCAAGCAAAGCACGCCTTCGCCGGGAATGATCACGGAGAAAGGTGTTCCATCTTGCGCGGTTGCGGTCGAAATAAGGACCGTACCGCTTGCCCCACCATCGCGCACGACAACGGAACCCGTGGCTGTTCCGGGCGTGATAAACAGCCCTTTCAGACGGGTTCGCGCTGAAAACACCGTGGACGTCGTAGAGACGTACCCGGCTTTAACGTCGGTTTGCATCATGGCGATGCCCCCTTATTAGGCAAGCAGGCCGAGATTCTTGAGCGCCGCAACGACTTGGCCCATCGTGTAGCCGCCGTAAGTGGCCGTGTCATTGCTGATGCCGCTGGTATTGGCAACAAAAGCAGCAGCGGTCACAGCGGTCGTGGGCTGAACAATCTTGGTTGCACCGTAAAAACCGATGGTGTCAGCAGCAGCGCTGCCAATGCCTGCGTTACCGGTGACTTCTACGTTGTTAAACGTCGAAGTGCCGGTGGTAGCGGTGACGTTGCCAGTGATTGCGCCAACAAAACCATTGGTCGAAGTAACTGGCCCGGAGAAGGTAGTGGAAGCCATGCTTCAATTCCTCAAATTGCGCTTGCTGTCTGTGAGGTCAGTCCGCCAAGCCGGTCAGCAAGCAGGGTTGGAATCTTGGGACTGGTGGATTTATACACCCATCTTGGGAAAAAGAAAAGGGGGCCGAAGCCCCCTTTTCATCAGGCACCTTGCGAGCCAAACATGCCCAGCGGGTCAGACCAGCCGAACGAGTAACGCTCACGAGCCTTGTAGCGGACGTTGCCGGTGTCAAAGTCACCATCCATCGACTGCGACATAGGGGTACGCACGAAATGCTTCATGCCGTTAGGAACATCCGTGGTCAGGAACCAAGCGTTCGTATCGGTCAAGAAGTGGTTAATCGTGTAACCCTCGGGGATCGAGCCGTTGTTCTTCAACGCGTTGATGTCGTTGTCGGCGGTCGCCACGCGGAGTTCAGTCTCCAGCAGACGGGTCGCAACGAATTGCAGCGCGGGGGGAACAATCAGCTTCTTGGGCTTGGCAGCGATCAGCAGATCACGCTCGTCCGTCCACAAGCTGATCTGAATCACGGCGGCTTCCAGAGCCGTCTCGTTCAGGTCAGAAGGGGTAGAAGGAACGTTGCTGTTGGTACCGCCAGACGTCAGCGGGTGAGCATTGGAGAACAGCGGAACGCCGTCACCGCCCACGTAGCCAGAGCTAAAGCCGTTGTTCAGAACGGCAGCAGCCTTGACCTGCTTGGTGTACGCCATGGCACGAGCCAGAGCCTTGGTGTAACGAGCCGACAGCGAGTCATAGAGGTTGTCCTCGATGGCCTCTTCGGTCAGGCTGAAGCCCAGAGCGATGGTTTCGTGGTTGTAGCGAGCAGTCCAGGCTTCCTGCGCATTGTCATACGCAATAGCTTGGCCTTCAGGCTTGACGGGAGCAGCGGAGAAACCAGAGAGCTTGGTTTCTTCTTCAAAACTACGCTCCGAGGTCTCGGTTTCGTAGATTTCTTTATGCTCTTCGCCATACTTGGCGTACTCCAAACCGAACAGCGCGTTCAGGCCGGGCAGGAGTTCCTTGAGTAGTTGGGCACGAGAAATAGCCATGTTAAGTTACTCCTTATCAGGCGGTGGCAGTAGCGTTGTAATACTCGTGCTGACCGTGGTTGAGTTTCACCAGAATCTCGGGGAACTGGGTGAAAACCAGGGTTGCACTAGCAGCGAACGCAGCGGACGGGGCTTGGTTCAGAACGAACGAAGTCGCGTTAGCAGAAGCTGCCGTATCCACAAACGAACCAGACGGGATGTAGTTACCGTTGGAATCCAGCGAACCAACGTCCGTACCAACCGGCAGAGCGAAAGGCAGAGCCGAGCAAGTAACGGTAGCAGTCGAGATGCTGGTGTACGTAGCGTTGCCCAACGACACAGCGGTCTCCGGCACCAGACCCAGCACGCGCAGCGGCAGAGCAGCCGTCGTGAGGGGAGTGTTGTCGGGAGCCAGAACTGCGTTGCGCGAGTCGCCCGAAGAGGTCAGACCCGTGTTGTTGATCATGGCCAAGTTCTGGCCGATCATGGCACGAGCGCCCGAAGCGATGGTGGTGCCCGAAGAGCACACCACGGCCTTGAACACCGTATCAGGATCGTCGCAGACGATGGCCACAGCGTCGCCAGCAGCGGTACCGGCGGGCCAGTACTGAGCGAACTGCTTCTGCTTGGTGGTGGGGTTGGTGTACGAGCAGCCGAGGAACACGCCAACAAGCGTGCCCGCAGCGCCGGTTTCAACCGTGATGCGCTCCAGATTACCGCGAACCAGCCCAACGCAGTCACCAAAGAAGATGCTTGTGTTGTAGCCATTCGCAATCGCGTAGTCACGGGTGGAACCCGCGAACACTTGACCGCCGATCAGATTGATCGGCTTTAGCCCGTAAGGGGCCGAAATGACAGGGTAAGCCATTTAAGGACTCCTAGAGATTTAAGTGCCTTTGCCAAAGCTGGTCGCGGACTTACGCTCCTTGAAGAGCGGCATCCGGGGGTCGCTTTGACGCATGAGACTGTTGTCCACGGCTTCCGTTTGAGCTTGCGTCTGACGGGCGTAATGGTCATTACGCTGCTTGACGAAGTCCTTCGGAGTTTTGCAGAGCAACAGACCGCCGATTTCAATGTTGCCCGCATAACGGGACATCGGATCGACTAGCAGTCGGAATTTGGGTTGTTCCTCGATTGGCACGGGCTCCCAACCTTCACGGAGTTTGGCCGAGAGGTTACGGGGGTCAGCCACGTTCAACGTCGAGACGCGAATCCAGCGGTATGCGTAGTCCGGGTTCTTGTCCGGTTCCGGCAAAAGTTCAGGTTGCATCCACTGCTTGGGACGCTCCTCTACCGCGCGCGTTTCCAGTTCACGGGGAAGTCGGTTTTCAGCCATTTTGAGCCTCCAATTTGATCTGTTCCTTAGCGTACTGCTCAGGGGTAAGTCCCAGTTTCTTTGCCAACTGGACTTGGCTCGCCCGAAGCTTAATCTTGTTTGAAGACGTGCTGCGAACCGCTGGCGCCACGACCGTGCTGGGTTTGGACCGAGCCTCAGCCTTGGGCTTCTCCTCTGGTTCCTCGAAAATTTCGGGGAATCGTTTGCGCATTGTTTTGTCCAATGACGCGTAGTATTCGTCAGACCCCGCCTCAACACCGCCGCGTACGAGCTTCTGGTGCAAGCCCAACGCTGTGGCGGTCATTTCCTCGTCCTGACCGAACCAAGGATTGCGCTGTTGCCATGACAAAGCCTTGGAATCAGGGGTCGGAACTTGAGGTGCGACCTGTTGTTGTGGGATTTGTACAGGAAACTCTTCTTCCTGTAAAGGGGGTAGTTTGAAATTCTTAGCCTGTATCAGCTTCAGGTTTGCCGCCTGGAGCGCCTGTTGGGCCTCAATTAGTTTGTCCGCGTCGCCCGCTTCGTACGCTTCTTTATAAGCGCGCTTGGCTGCGTCCAGTTCCAAAGTGGCGGCACTTTGGGTAACATTTACGTACTCCTTCTCGCCTTGGGAGAGGATCTCCTTTATCCGCTTGTTTTCATCAAGCAGCTTTTTGGCGAAGGTCAGAGCTTCTTGCTGCTCTCGGAGAGCAGCTTCTTTCTCGCGGCGCTCGTCGTGCCAGACCTTGCGCATCTGCTTGAGCTTGTTCTTGACGCCCTCGTCATAGGCTTCAAGCTCGTCTTTCTCAAGCTCCTGGACCAATTCCTTG